CTGTTGATGGCTTCCCCGTTTCGAGCACCGTGCTTGACATGGGGTATTGGCGTAAACATGCTAATCTCCATGGGTTTATTGTCGATACTTTCGCTGATGGTAAAGATGAGTGCCAGCGTATTCATCTTAGTGCTGATGATCTGCATAACCTTATCACAGCATTAGAGAATGATGCTCTTTATAATGAACCTGTAACCGGTTTCTTCTTCGGTCGTTCTTATTTCCCTGGTGAAAAAGACGAATACGGTTCTTATAAAGAACAGAAGGATCGTGATATTCATATCTTTACAAGAGCCCTTAACTGGCTCAAACACAATGACACAAAAGATGGTGAATATCGTTCTGTATATTATCAGGCATCGTGGTAAGGAGATAGATATGAAAATCCAACTAGTCAGTGACCTGCATCTGGAGTTTAATCATAACCCAGTCGTTGAAAATGCTGGTGCAGATGTTCTGGTCCTGGCCGGTGATATCTGTATGGCTGAGTTTCTTAAAACCGAAGATGAATTTATGCCGCTACCTCGTGAGGGTAAGTTTCTTCGGGAGTGTGCCCAAAAGTTTAAACACGTTGTTTATGTCATGGGCAATCATGAACATTATAAGCATCTGTTTAATGATACGGCTTCGGTTATTCGTGAGACTGTAGCAGGTCTCCCTAACTTCCACTTTCTGGATAATGAAAGTGTGATGATCGATGGTGTAAAGTTTCTGGGTACCACGTTATGGACCGATATGAACGATAATTGTCCTCTGACGATGGATCATCTGTGGCGTAGTATGAGCGATTTTCATGTCATCAAGTATCGTGATATGATAGATAGTTATTTCAAGTTTACCCCAAGGACGGCATATAGAGAACATTTGATTTCTCGTATGTTTATTGAGGGTGAACTTGATGGAGAAACTCCAACGGTAATCGTCACACACCATGCTCCGTCATATCAAAGTATTCATGAAATGTATAAGGGAGATCATTATATGAATGGCGGCTATGCATCCGACTTGGAATATATGATGGCACCTAATGTTAAACTGTGGTGTCATGGTCATATGCACAATGACTTTGACTATGAGGTATTTGGTACCCGTGTGGTCTGTAACCCGCATGGATATCCTGGTGAACGTGAGAACCCTAACACTAACTTTATCGTGGAGATTTAATGACTGATACACTAACTAAAAGCCCAGACGTTGCTCTGGTAGAGATTAAAGAAAAACTGTATAACCGACTGGCAGACCTGCGCCGTATCAAACATGACTTTGCTCAAACGGCAAAGATTGATCCAGTTTGGGAAGGTATTGTCGGCCAGTGTGGTCAAGAGGAACGTTTCCTCACCCAACTGCTTGACTTGATCGAACGGAGTTGATATAATGTCTAAACTTGTCCTAGTCGAAACTGTTTCCACATTCCGTCATGCTTATGTAGTGCGACTGCCCGACCATGAACCAAATGAATATGCGGTTGATGATGTTATTGATAGCATTACTGGTGGTCCATATCAAGGTAAAATGGAAGAACTAACACAGCACCATATCGCAGAAGATATCTATAATCACCGTGTCATTACTGAAACCGAGTATCTACAAATCTTTGACCGTGATAACAGTTATCTAAGTGACTGGGAGCCGATGGAGAAGTTTAAGTTTATCTTTGACAGTGCTAAGGCTCGTTCGGATCAAATTCATAAAGAAGTGAATTGGGGTCCTGATGTTGGTCGTGAAATCTTATCAGAGGATTGCTAATGGTTACCTTCCCGAAACTTTACAAGATTGACACCAAAGGCCAGACTCGTGTTTGGTGGATGGAACATAATGTTGGTATGGATGGATATCGCACACATTCTGGTATCGATGGTGGTAAGATTGTAATTTCGGGTTGGATATATCCCGAGGCTAAGAATGTTGGTCGTTCTAATGCTACGACGGTAGAAGAACAGGTTCTAACCGAGATTGAGTCTGAATATACAAAGAAACAGAACCAGGGTAAATATCACACCTCTGTTGGTGAGTCTATTTACTTTGGTGCTAAGTTCTTTGAGTGCATGTTGGCCGACAAGTATGATGCCAAGAAGCATAACAAGTTCCCATATTACTCACAGCCTAAACTGGATGGTGTTCGCTGCCTTATCTCTAAAGATGGTATGCAGTCACGCAACGGCAAGCCCATTGTTTCTTGTCCTCATATTCTTGAGGCGCTTGATCCGTTCTTTCAGGCATTTCCTGATGCCGTGTTAGATGGTGAACTTTATAACCATGAACTAAGAGACAACTTCGAAAAGATTATCTCGCTTGTTCGTAAGACTAAGCCTGAAACCAAAGACTATATCGAAGCCTCAAAATTGGTTCAGTATCATGTCTATGATGTGATTATGGATGGTCCGTTCATTGATCGGCTTTCCTTTATCAATCTGCATATTGGATCATACAATTCATTTGGTAATCGTTATCATCCAATCGTGCAAACTGTAAAGACTACAAACGTCAATGATGAACATGACATTGAAACAATGCTCCTTCATTATCTCGAAAGTGGATATGAAGGACAGATGCTTCGTGTTCCTAACTCACTATATGAAGGTAAGCGTTCCAAGAACCTTATCAAGCATAAGGAATTTGAGGACGATGAATTTGAAATCGTCTCTATCGAAGAAGGTAAAGGTAACTGGGCAGGTGCTGCCAAGCGTATCGAAATCCGTTTGAAAGACGGAACGACACAGTTTTCCGGAGTGCGTGGCTCATTTGACATGCTCAAGGATCTGCTGTATAATGCTGATGAATATATCGGTACGGACGTTACCGTAAGATATCAGAACAAAACCGAAGATGACAAACTTCGTTTCCCTGTTGTTGTTGCTTTCTGGAAAGGCAAGCGTGACCTATGAATATCTTTTATCTACACTCTGATCCTAAAGTGTGTGCCGAGTGGGCTGTTGACTCGCATTGTGTCAAGATGATCCTTGAGGCTGCCCAGTTGCTATCTACTGCCCATCGTGTGCTTGACGGCATCGAGTATATTGACGCTTCTTCTGGTCGCAAGATCAAGCGTTGGAGCATCGATGATGACCGTGAAAATATTCTATATTCTGCCACGCATGTCAATCACCCGTCTGCTATCTGGGCTCGTGAGTCTAATAACAACTACAACTGGCTGTGGTGCTATCTGTATGAACATTGTAAAGAATATACCCGTCGCTATGGCAAAGTCCATAAGATTGAACAGAGCGGCCTTCTAAAAGTGTTGCAGACTCCTCCGCATAACATTCCTATCAAACATTTCTTTCAGCCACCTAGTGCGATGGATGCTAAATACATCATATCAGAAAATTCGATTACAAACTATCGAAACTATTACAAGGTAGGCAAAGCACACCTTCACAAGTGGAAAGCACCTGCATTGCCACCTTCATGGATAATGGAGAACTAATGCCAACATATTCGTTTCGTGATAAACAAACAGGAGAGGTGTTCGACGTATTCATGTCCGTCTCCGAACTAGATACCTTTCTGGACAATCATCCAGAACTTGAGAAACTATTATCAGCACCAATGTTTCTCGGTACTAATATGAATGGTGGTCTAAACAATAATACATTCTATGACCCAAAAGGACGTGATTGATGCCTAATTACACATATAAAAACAAAGTGACTGGTGAAGAAGTTACTGTTACCATGACAATGGCTGAACATGATACCTACCTAGACGATAAGCCTGACTGGGAGCAGATGATCCTAGCAGCAAACTTTGTAGACCCAGTCTCAATTGGCGTCACTAAACCTCCAGCAGATTTTCAAAAGTATATTCTTGGTCGTGTTAAGTCCGCTGTACCTGGTGCAGATGCCGTGGCTAATAAGCGTTGGGATATTCCTAAGGAGATTTAATCTGACAGACCAGACACCTTCCAAAAAGTTTAGAGGTCGAGCCCGTAAGAAGGCTTCGACCTCTTTTGGTTATGATGATGTGACTAACAATAGCAATAAAGGTAAATATATGTCACGAAAGCAGAGAAGAAATAACCGTAATCAGCAACAAAATAATGAGAACATTGCAGAAAGAAACCATTTTGAACTACGTCACATTAAACCACTAACAGTAAACCAACAGAGAGTGTGGGACGCATATCAAGACGGTTCTAATCTAATGCTACACGGTTATGCCGGCACCGGTAAAACTTTTCTATCCTCATACCTAGCACTAAAGGAGGTGTTAATAGACGAGACATATAAGAGGGTCGTTATCATCCGCTCCGTTGTACCATCCAGAGATATGGGTTTTCTTCCTGGATCTGAAAAGCAAAAAGCGGAAGTATATGAACAACCTTATCAGGAAATCTGTGACGATCTTTTCGGTCGTGGTGACGGATGGAAGATTTTGAAAATGAAAAAATTAGTTGAGTTTACCACAACTTCCTTCTTGCGTGGAACGACATTTAATGATAGTATTATCATAGTGGACGAATGTAACAATATGACATTCCAGGAAATTGATACCGTTATGACACGTATCGGAAACAATTCTCGTATCATCTTCTGTGGTGATTATCGTCAGACTGATCTACATAAGCCACACGAGAAAACTGGTATTAAAGAGTTGATGAACATCACGAGACGTATGCCATCTTTTGATCACATTGAATTTGGTATTGAAGATATTGTAAGAAGTGGTGTTGTGAAAGAATATATTATTCAGAAAACGGAGATGGGACTATGACACAAATTACAAAAGATGAATATGTGAAGCGATTGAAAGAGTTTATCAATACACAGATGGCTAATGTTCAAGCCGATGGCACTAGACATGATCTTAGATTCTGGGTTAAGTTTAATCAAGACAAAGAGGTTGAGTTTAAAAACTATCTACAGACAGAAGGCATCACAGTCGTAGGACAGTGACTATATATTGGAGGGAGAGCAATTCTCCCTCCTTTATTACGGAGTTTTAAAATGGACGAAATCACTGATACCGATTTTGATGTGGGCTGTTGAAAACATTTACCCATATAAACACAACCCCTCTATGTGAACTAAAGAGAGAAGAATATAATGGCAAGCGATTTTATATCTCGCCAAAGGGTACTAAACTCCCCTCGGTTACGACTTTCCTATCTCACTTCAAAGGCGACTCTATTGCAAAGTGGCGCAAAAAAGTCGGGGAAGAAGAAGCGAACAAAATCTCGGCACGAGCAAGCCGCCGAGGTACAAAATTCCATTCTCTTATGGAATCTTATATCTCTAATCAGAAAGGATTCCTCACTGAAAAAGATGTGATGCCAGATATGCAACATGCATTTCTGGAGATTAGACCTGAGATTAATAGGATTGATAATGTTCACTATCTGGAAACTATGCTCTATTCAGAAACACTTGGTCTCGCTGGTCAAGTTGATTGTATTGCCGAGTTTGATGGCATCCCTTCTATCATTGACTTTAAAACTTCTCTAAAGCCTAAGAAGGAAGAATGGATTCTAAATTACTTTGAACAGTGTACCTGCTATTCTCTCATGTATGAGGAGATGACAGGAGTGCAATGTAAGCAAATTGTGGTGCTTATATCTGTTGACCATGAACAACCTCAGGTGTTTATTCGTAACCGCAGAGATTATATACCAGAGTTAGCACGAAAGGTGAAACAGTTTAGATCGGAGACTGACCTATGAAATCAATTGGCAATCATGCTAAAGCGGGTAATGCCAATCTTAAAGGTAAGAAGTTTAAACTTTTGTCATGTAAGTGTTGTGCTGTTAGAGACCTTCGTGGTAAAGAACAGTCCAAAGAAATGAAGAAAGAGATTAGATATGAAACAGGCTACTAAAACTTGTTATATATCGGATGACAACTATGTTGCGTGTGCTATGACCGAGGATGGTCAGTATGCTTATCTTGAGAACGATCCCTCAGGGATGAAAATAATCTCTATTGTCGATGACTTATCCAAGGCCAAGGAACTTGTCCTGGACTATGAGTTGGCAATGAAAGAATTTTGGGAGGTATTTAAATGAAGAAAATTTATCTAGCAATCGCATTGGTGTTTCTTAGTTTGGGTTTGTCTGGTTGCCTCGTGGCGACCGTCGGTGAGTGCATTATACGGGACTCAACTAGCCGTCCGTGCCAGTAACGGACCAGGAGGTGTGCAAGGAACGGAATTAGAAGATTTTGAAAATGAATTGGAGACACAATGAAAGAATTGAATGATGAAAAGGCAATCGATATTGCATCCGTGATTAAGTATGTTGTATGGAGTAAAGATAAGGTCGCTGGTGGTATCAGCCAGGAAAATGCTGTTCAGTCACTAGCAAGACTTATTGATTACCCGGTTGAGTTGATGAAAAACATAGCAGGCAAAGAATGAGAAAACTGTTCTTTTTGTTTGCCATGGTACCTTCATTCGCTTGGGCGTCAGAAGATTTTTCATGTGAGAAGAAACCTGGCGATAGCCATATTGTTCATTGTAAAGCGAAGAAGGTGACAGATGTTTCGTTGGTCAGCATTAATGGTGGTGAGTGTAATGCTCCTTCATTCCACTGGCATGGTTCAGGTGGGTTCGCTATTCCAGGAACCAAAGAGTGTGGCTATGTCAGTGCCGTTACCTTATCGTTAAACGGACATAATAAAACTTTTGCACCACTTTAGACTTGACTTTTGAAATCACCTATGCTATAAATAGTATGCTTAGATCGTTGAGAGACGCAGAATAAGCGGAAGAGACGGGGGTTCAAATCCCCCCACCTCCACCATAAGGAAACAATGAAGCATAAACACCATATCATTCCTAAACATATGGGTGGGAATGATGATCCTGAAAACTTAGTAGAACTATCTGTGGAAGAACATGCTGAGGCGCACCGTGTTTTGTATGAACAACACGGTCTATGGCAAGACTACGCTGCTTGGCAAGGCCTTCTAAAGTTGATGTCCACAGAAGAATGTAGATTGTTGGCTATTCGTGAAGGCGCCAAACAAGGCGCCAAAATAGCAAATATGAGACGTTGGGGTCCGCATATAAAGTTTAGGGATGATCCAGATTATTTGCCTTTTCATAAGAGAGAATCTGGTTATGCTAAAAATGTTGATGGTAGAAAAGTCAGAAACAAAAGATACTGGTTCAACAATGGTGATAAAGAAGGTCAGTATTCTTTAGATGATCATCCAGAAGGATGGGATCGTGGAAGACTAAAATCTGTAATGAGAAAGACCAATCCATATGTTTCTTTATGATGGGGGTGTTCCGGGAATCGATCTACGTGGTAAAGGCGTAAGGAGATCGAAAGCAAATCGTAAAGGCAAACGACAACAACGCCTATGAGGCATTTGCTCTAGCAGCATAACCTTTGGGTATGGGCTCCACCTCGAAACAGAACGGGCCCGCTTCATGAAAGGATTATATTATGAGTGAGAAAGACAAATACACTGGTATGCGTGAGTTTAACTTCGCACTAAGCGCCAACGTTTATATCTGTGCCTTTGCAGGTTTGTTTCTTGGTGCTATTCTTGGTTATTGGGCAACAGGAGTAATCGAAATCACTATTGCATCCGCTATCACAATCTGTATTCTCTCTGGCCTATTTGGTATGTTCGTATGAACGCAGAAGATATCAGCCGCTTTTCAATGGCCATCGAGGAGATGGTCTATATGAAAGACATACCATACATCGATGCAATCTGTATGTATTGCGAAGAAACTGGATTTGAGGTAGAGACAGCAGCGAAATTAGTTTCTGGTGTCCTCAAGTCAAAGATCAAACTAGAAGCCGAAGAACTACACTACCTCAAAAAGTCAAACACTTCCCAACTCCCTCTTTAATATGGTGATATGATGTTTAATGCGAATGAATCCTTATCTATTGAAAACGCCCAGGCCGACATCCAGTCCCTAATCAACTCACGAAATCTCTTATCAGGTTTATATGGCAATAATGTTGTGATTGCTGGTGGATTCTTTACAAATGTCCTAAAGAATATTAAGTTCAAGGACATTGATATCTTTGTATTGAATAATGATGTTGGTGTTTATAACCACCTGACAGAAGGTTTCAAGAAGCAGAGTGAAAGAGAAGAAGCGGCGAAAAAGGCAATGGCGGATGCCTACAATCCTATCACACCTATCAATTCAATCTTTGATGATGTTCCTTTTGCAGACACGGAATGGTCACGTTCCGAAATGATGGCATATATGCACAATTCAAACATTGTGGATGTCATCAATAATCATAAAACAGATGCACAGTATATTCTCACCAAGTATAAGACTCGTGAGGAACTACTAGCACACTTTGACTATAAGCATTGCAAGGTATCTTATGTTCCTCTAGAGGTAAAACTCTATATCAACCGTGAGACGTTTGATTGTATCCAGAATAAGATCCTCAAGATTAATAATGATCAGAATAGTAAGAACCATCAGTATCGTCTAAGCAACTTTCTTACCAAAGGTTGGACTCTTGATGATAACAGTAAGAAAAACTTGTTAGATGCTCACCGTGAGGCCATTCGTGAATCATTTGAGAAGTTGAAACAGGAAGCAATCGGCAAAGTATTGATTCATGGTGCTGAATATACTATCAATAAGCAGACCTTAGATGATGCTGGTATCACAGCACAGACTATGGAAGATACCATGAAGCGTTATCGTACCGATTCATCATATATCTAACGGATAAAATGAAACACTTCTCAGGATATGGTGCATATCTGTTATTCTTAGCCTTGCGAACTCATTTCACTAGTGCTAAGTATGACTTCTTTCAGATGAACGGTAAACTCCGTGCAACTAAGGAGTCATATCTAAAGCGTAACGATAAGGCATTCTTTGAAAAGGTTGCTAAACTATATAATGCCGAGGAACTAAAGAACTTCTACGTTGCAAACTTTTTAGAAGATCGGCATTATATAACAGACATGCTTGATGAAGATGCACATGGAGCGTTTTATGAGTTACAGAAGCGACAACAATCACTCTCATATATCTTCAAGAATGACATGGACAGAGTATTTGAACACGATTGTAAACGTGCTTTTAGTATTGTCGATGGGGAGTATCCTCATATTATCAATCTTACTCTCCGTCAATCTATTGCTTTTGAGTCTGCGGTCATTCTAAATGATTTCATACCCTATACTGATAAGTTTGATAAATACTTAGGAGATGATGATATCATTTGGTCAAGACTTGCTTTGAAAGTCCGAAAGTATAGACCCTTCCTTAAGTATGACTCGGATAGAATCAAAGCCATACTCAAGGAGAAAGTAAATGGAAACTCTACAGGGTAAAGCGTCAGATATTCTATTGCAAGTTGCAGATGGGTATTACTTTAGAACATTCAATGAAGAAGGTCGAATGGTTCTAGTATGTAAAGATACACAAACTATTTGGCTGCCATCAGATGAAGTTCTATATTATATGGAGATTATCTATGGATATGAGTTACTCCAAGACTAAACGACAAAAGAGATTTCAACAGAAAGACAGACATATCGAACGACAGTTTGATATCGCTAAGACCCACGATCATGGGTATTACAACGACAACAATAAGCACAAGTTACACAAGAAACATGCCATGAACTGTGGCAATCCTCGTTGCTATATGTGTGCTAATCCTCGTCGCACATGGGGAGAAAAGACAATACAAGAGGTCAAGTTTGAGTGTCAGGCTGTTGTCGATGAAAGAAAGGATCCCATCAGCAAATGGGAATGGGAGGATCTAAATGATCCTTCTATGCAATGGTGACTAAATATCACTTGACAGAAGGAGATTCTTCTGTTACAATACAAACATTATATTATGAATATGTGGATAATACGACTATACAACGAACATACGGAGAAAATATATGAACTTTGCAAACCTCAAGAAGCAGTCTAAGTCCTTTGATAACCTACTAAAGGAAGTGGACAAACTCAATACCCCCACATACGAAAACAAAGAAACCGATAACTATTGGAAGCCTACCCCTGATAAGTCAGGTAATGCTCTAGCAGTTATTCGCTTTCTTCCTGGCCCAGCAGTAGACGGTGAAGATGCTCTACCATGGGTACAGTATTGGGACCATGGCTTCCAGAATAAGATCACTGGTAAGTGGTATATTGAGAAGTCCCTAACGACTCTAGGTCAGAAGGATCCTGTTTCTGAGTATAACTCCACTCTGTGGAATGCTTCGGGTGATGATAACTCACCGGAGCGTAAGCAGGCTCGTGATCAGAAGCGTCGTCTGCACTATGTCTCTAATATTCAGGTTATCAACGATCCTAAGAACCCACAGAATGAGGGTAAGGTATTTCTATTCAAGTATGGTAAGAAAATCTTTGATAAGATTACAAAGATGATGAACCCAGACCTTGAGTCAGAAGCCAAGGTCAACCCATTCGATCTATGGGCTGGTGCACCATTCAAGTTGAAGATGACCCGTCAGTCTGGTTTTCCAAACTACGATGAATCAACATTCTTAACACCAGGTCCTTTGAGTGAAGATGACTCTGAGTTGGAAACAATTTGGAAGTCTGAGTATTCTCTCAAGGAGATTGTTGACTCTAAGAACTTCAAGTCTTATGATGAATTGAAGAAGCGTCTTGATGACGTTATGGGGCTATCAACCGGTACCTCAACTATGACTGTAGCAACCGCAGTTGTTAAGAAGTCACCAGTTGTTGATGACGATGATGATGTTCCATTCACCCAGTCTAAGCCAGTTGCTAAGAAGGCTCCCGTTGTCGAAGATGACGAGGATGAGGATCTAGCAATGTTTAGAAAACTTGCTGAGGACTAATAGAATTGGGGAGCAGAAATGCTCCCCTTTTTTATGATCTGTTACCGTGACTATAATGGAAGTTACTTACTGGTTCACCGGTCTCAACACCACCTGTTCTAAATGCAGCACGTTTCATTGAAGGTGTTGAATACCATTCTTTAGACAAATCATTCATACCATCTAATATATGACCCTGTTGTGTATCTTTATCGAATGTCTCTCTATTAGGCATATCAGGTTGCTTAAACTTGCCAGGATCATTCTGTGAGAACTCGTTTTTAAGTTCCTGAATGGCTGCTTTAAATTCATCCATAACACCTGTATCTTGTGTTGGCTTCTGGCTCACATCTGGCTTTTGATCAGGGATAACCTGTGCCGTATCCTTCTTAGGATCAATAAGCATCTTCTCATTAGTATTCATTGTAAAGAGTGGTTGCTGCTGTGCATTGACAACAACTGCATTATCACCTTGAGCACCACCGATTGGATATGCTGAGATTTGTTCTGTGTTAATCTTGTTAATACCACCTTTAGCATTTGCTTTTACTTGTTTAGGTGGTTGTGCATTGTCTTTGTTTGCAGGCTTTGCTTCTACTGGTTTAGGTGGTGGGTTAGCCTGCATAGGAACTTTAGAAGTATAATCGGCAAGTGGTGTCTTAGGTGGATCAACTGCTGCGTTTTGTACCATAGGATTAGTAGACCCTAATGGTGCACCACTCTTATCATTAATAGAGTGATAGTTAGCAGCATTGTTAGTACCGAAGCCACCGACAGGATATGTGCGTTCATGAGCACCTCCAGAGCCTTTGTATTGCTCCATGACACGAATGCCTGTAATCTTACCTGCACCATCTCTCTGATAGTCTAGGAAGACAGCAGCGTGGGTTGTGTGATTACCTGGTGCACCGACACCTTGTCCACCGTCATACATTGAAGATGGGTTGCCTTTTCTATCCATGAATGTAGCAATAGGTGTTCCTGGCTTTAGTGTACCGTCCATAACATTAGAACCACGGCGCCATTCTGTGACAGAACTATTAGAACCAACATACGCTTTTGCTAGAGCAACGCACTGTGGGTTGCTTAGATTACCAAACTGATCTTTAATCTTTGATGCAACTGCATTAGCACCTTTAGTATCACCAACGATTGCTGAGGCTTCTGGTGAGCCTGGTGCTGGTAGTCCTGCATTAGTATATTCTGCTAGTGTACCAATTCTATTGGCTTCCATATTGCGAATAAGTTTTTCTCTAGCAAGTTCCATTGACTTATCCGAATAGTCATTAGTAATACCTATTGCACCATATGCCTGTCTTGCTTTTGAAATACTTGAGCCGTAGTGTTCAATTCCAGGTCTCAGATAGCCAATGCCTGTGGCTGCTGAACCAGTAAATACTCTTGCTGCTTCATCGACGCTGCCAGTTTGCTTCAATTGATTAAGTGCTTTTGATTCACTACCTTTGAGTTCATGCACCAAAAATTGATAGTTTGCTTCATCAGAGGTAATACTTAATCCTCTAGCAGCAGAAAACTGTTCGAACTCAACTCGTCTTGGTCCTGTCCATTGAGCCCAACCAAAACCACCCCTACTGCCTGGAATTACTGGATGTAATTCTTGAACTGCTTTTAGCCCACCAGTTTCACCTCCTAGACTGCCTATAATACCCGCTGCCTGTTCTTTTGTAATATTCAAATCTTTTTGTAATCTTGGCATAAAGGCTGATGCTCTTTGCTCAAAATTGCCTTGACTTGCGATTGCTCGTTTTACTTCTTCGTCACTTACAGTTGGTGCAGTATATTTGAAGAAGTCTTTACCATCTTGTGTAATCTTTTTAACACCAACAGATGATAATTGACTTTCATCTAGTCCTGCAAACATCTTAGCACGAGGATCATCGACAGCCATTGGTGTAGACTTCAATGCATCATATGTCTTTTTCTGTTCTTCTGATAATTGTGGAGGTGGTGTCTTACCAACCTTAGCAGTCATACTCTCTTGCCACTTCTTTCTCCATCCACCTGCTTGCATATTGGCACCGGCAGATGCTCCAGAAGCCGTATTCTGTAACTGTTCTTCGATTGCTCTTTGCTTGGCCATTGTCATTGACGTTGGCATTGCTTTAGCGAAACCTGATATATCTACAGGTAACATTCTCTGATAGTATAGTGGGAAGAGTTCTGCTAATTGAGTAGGTGACATTAGAGACAAGAGCCATTGACCGACTTCATCGTTCTTGGCTACTTGTATTCTCTGTGACATGCTCATGCTTCTTAGAGCATCGTAGTTTGCTTTTGTTAGTTTAAAGGATAATGCCATTTACCTTCTCATTTTTGCTTGACGCTCTAGTTGCGATAGTTTTGCTTTTTGTTCTTGCTCATGTTGCTTTCTTAGTTTCTCTTGTTCATCTAAGAATTGTTTTAGCATGTCAAGGTAGATATATCTTTCCCACGGCATCAACTGTTCTAGTTCTGTTAAACTCCAGTGATGATGCTGCATCAATGCAAAGTTCGTTTTAAATACATTCCCGAGTCTGTCATGACCCATTATTACTGAAAAAAATCTAGGAAATCTGCATACCTCACAACATGATGAAAGCCACATTTAGGGCAGTCTGCTTCGATCTTAACTAAGAAAGAAGGGAAGTTGTCGATATAGTATTCCAGTTTCTTATAGTTTTCTTCTGTTAGCCCCTCAATGAAATCTTTAAGTTCCTTAGATGAATAGTCTTTAGCAGAATACACACCCTTTTTATCATATATGTGTTCAATAGAGTTCATGATAATTTTGGTTTTCTTCTCATTGTCCGGAGTGTCATCCAACTGCTTAATCAGTGCATAGTTTGGATATTTCATCATGACACCACTGGTCTTATCTAGTTTGACATCATCTTTTACTTCATCATTATAGATAATCTCGTTATTAGAAATGTCCATATTGGTCTTGAATGTATGACCACAAACTCTTCCTTCTTCATCATTCAATATATTGTGGCAGGTAAGATTAATCTCAACTGACTCACCGATAGACTTAGCACGTAGAAAGATAAACAAAAAATCGATATCAAAGAATGGTGCTTTATCTACATCAAAAGTTCCACTCACGATACAGTTATTGATCACTTGCTTAACCGTGCTAACAATCTCCTCACCACTATTAGACTCTGCTGCCATTAGTAGAAGTTTTTCTTCTTTAACGTTGAATGGTCTGACCTTAATAGTTTTCTGACTCGATGGTATCTTTACTGTATAAACTGGCACATCAATTTTGGGCAACGGTTTGTTGCTCGTTTCAATAGGCAAAGACATTATTTACTCCATTATGTTGCTGGACTCAAAGGTATTGGTGAACCTCCAGGTATAGCATCTCTTCCTGGTCTACTCCAGTATCTATATGTGAATGTGATATTCAATCTTAGAACGTCATTATCAGCCCAGGTAACCTGCTGTGGATTAACCTGAAATGGCCATGCTTGTTTAAGTTCCCAGAGATATGATGCCTTACCTCTTGTTGGTGACTTTTCACCATTTGATATTTCTGCTAATTGAAATACTCTAATCGTGGCATAATAAACATCTGTGTAGTTAAAGTCGAATGTGTTTGTTGGGTTAATAACTTCCAACCAGTCATCAAACATTTGTCTTTCATATGCTTTTTGTCTAGTTAGGATTGAAACAGAAAACTCGTTGTTATACTTTGAGTTGTATGGTAGAAACTGTGAAGGACCATAATATCTTGATTCGATGAACTCGAAGCCACGACCAGGAAACTCTACCGCTTCACATAGATAGGTGAGGTCCTTGAGCATACTTGTATAGCCAAGTTTATATAAGAAGTGACCATTCGGACCTAAACCCGAAGGTAATATCTGAATAGCAAATCGACAGTTCTTAGCAGGTGCACCTAGATCATTAATTGCTGCATTGAAGTCCAGCATTGTAGTATTTGTAGGTGGATTTTCTATGGTAAAAGATGCCATTATTAGAAACCTTGATCCTTAATCATTCTTCTGTCAATGAGTCTGACTTCAGTGGCAGAGAATGTGAGTAAGCATGAGACTGGGTAACCATTTCTAAAGGTAGAGAATGTTCCTGGTGGTGCAAAGTTTGCTTGCACCTTACTGATAACACATCTTTCAATAAGTGGTATATGTGTGTTAGGATATCTTGTGTCTTTGTTCCAAATTGAGAAATGAAATTCTGCTGGTGCGATTACTGCTGGTCCTGAAAACTCTGGTGCTGCATATGCTCTAATATTCTTGACAATATTCTCAATAGACTGTGACTCTTTCTCGTTACGTGGTACCATGAGAAAAGAGAAATCAAACTGTCTTAGATTGCTGCTTCTATAGAGAACCTGAACCATTGGGTTAATTGCCCTTCTGGTTGCTAGTGAAGCGGTGACACCTAACAGACTGTCATTGATAATGTTTGTCAATCTAATATCAGTAAAGTTATGGTTCATATCATAGATCAATGGCATTTGTTCACCCGGTGCCGCACCAGGAATAAACAGATATGCTGTATATGCGTTATAGTTTGGTGGGTTAAGTCCGAGAGAACCTGTTGCTTGTGCACCACCTGTATAGACGGATATTCTTAGATAATGTCCCGTTTGATCATCACCAAGATCCTCAGGGAATCTATTTTCATCATATGGATACTGTTTCTCACCACCAGCACTTTCAAGAAACGCAACGGCTTTATCTCTCGCTGCTGCTGATACTGTATCGGTAACCCTATTGATAGCACCTGATACACTATCTGATGCCGCACCAAACATTGTGTTAAACGTATCTGCCCAAGTTGATTTCATTTGTTTCCTCTATAAAAGTATGCTACATATATTTAGCAGAGGTATATAATGGCAACTAATTTCAAACAGGGTTTTTTCAGACCGAAGAACCCCTCCAAGTATCGTGGTGATGCAAACAATATAGTCTATCGCTCCGGTTGGGAGAAACGAGTAATGGATTCACTAGATGATAATATTAATGTTATATCTTGGTCATCTGAGGAGATTATTATACCTTATGTGTCTCCTGTTGATAATAAAGTTCATAGATATTTCCCTGACTTTTATGTTGAAGCACGAGCACCAGATGGTTCTGTTAAGGTGATGCTACTAGAGGTTAAGCCTATTGCACAGACACAAGTACCTAAGAAGCCACAGAGACAAACTAAAAGGTTTCTCAATGAGGTTATGACATATGGTGTGAATCAAGCCAAGTGGGATGCTGCATCTAAATATTGTCAGCACAAGGGGTGGGAATTTAAACTGATAACCGAAAAAGAACTGTTTAATAAGAAGAATAAATAGTCATATGGCAGACGAAGGCAAAAAGAAATATACTTCCGCAGAGATGCAGAAGTGGTTGTTTGAGAAAGCAGCCGAAACAAAAGACCCAAAGACAGTTAGAAAGATCGTTATGTCAAATGACATGCGTGGTCGTTCTACTGCAATGCTAGGTCGTATGTATTTCTTTAAGTATAATCCGATTGGTAGATCATATCTGCCTAAGTATGACAAGTTCCCAATGTGTATACCTATTGAAAGATATAGCAACGGGTTCTTAGGAATCAATCTTCACTATCTAAACAGTGGTGGCAGAGCAGCATTGCTAGAGATGCTACTACGATTTAAAAGTGAAGCGGTCATCGACGATCAAACAAAGATTATGATTGATTATGATATGCTTAAAGCATTTTCAAGTTTAGAGAAGTTAGCAATGCCCTGTGTGCATAGATACGTGTTTACTCAGGTTCGATCAAAGTTTATTGAGGTGTATCCCAGCGAATTTAATATGGCAATTCAACTTCCAGTAGAGGATTGGGTATTTAACCAATAAAGCAATGGCATTATTAACATACAATTCATATTTCGATAAGTTACCTAAGATCAAGTATGATCCTACACGTTCATTGCTTGACCCCAATTATGAGACTGTTACCAATATCTTCTTTCGTGTCCGTGTTATTCGGGAAGTATTGAATAACATCAATTCATATTATGTGGTTGAAGTAGAAGATGGTGAAACACCAGAGATTGTCGCAGAGAAAGTTTATGGTGATGCGGGTGCTGGTTGGATGGTTCTTATTGCTAATCAGATCATTGATCCGCAGTTTGAGTGGCCGCTTAACTATGACGCATTTAATACCTATCTGATCGATAAGTATGGATCAGTCGAGGCCGCAGAAACATTGGTGCATCACTACAATATGGTAGTAACAAGAGAGTTGCAGCCAGATAATGTAGTGACAGAAACAAGATTCGAAGTTAATGGTACTAAACTTACTGATAACAATCTAGATGTTCCCTATAACTATTATAACCCACATTTCGGTGACCCTGGTTCTTTAGCAGCAGTTCAATCTGTGGAAACATTTGACTTCGAAGGTAAGACAATAACAGTTACCACTAGTGGTGAGATTGTATATGCATATGACTATGAACACCAACTAAATGAAGATAGACGTTTGATTAAGGTAATCAAAAAAGAATATCACTCTAAGATAATGGACGAGTTTAACATTCTAACTGGTGCATATCCATCATTCAGAAGATTCGCAAAGTAACATGGCAGAAAATTTTAATATACTCCAAGAACATGGTATAGTCAGCGTCGAGGCATTCGATATCGATGGACCACCATCAAATCTTGAAGGAGTTATGATTAAAGAAATTCTAATGATCGAAAGTCTTACGACACAAAGTCCACAGACTGCGGTTAAGTTGCAATCATTGATATACAATCCTCCCGGTAAAGACTTTGATCAGTGGAAGAATAGTGGCATCAAGTTCACTCTCAAATCTAATAATACTACACTAAGCGTTAATCAAAAAGTCTATAGAATGGCAGACAGAAAGTTCATGCCAACAAACGTAGGTCAGACTGAAGAATTTGTTATTCATGCCTGTGATGAAACACTATTGTTGGATGCCAAGTGTCTTGTATCTAAATCATGGAAATGCACCAGACCTTCCGAGATTGTTGAGCATGTATTGGGTCATTGTGTTGAAGCAAACGAAAAGCAAGTTGATTCTGCTGATCCTGCTAGAGATTATATTGCAGAGAACATTCACCCCTACCAGGTAATTGCACAACAAGCAAGCGTAGCATTAGATGGTGATGATCCATCATTTGTGCATTTCATGACATACGAAGATGGTGGTAAGCATTATTTTACCTCATTAAAGAAAATGACTCAGGGTAGTGTGATTAAGAAATATCAGCAAGTCGATATTGAAAATGAAACTGGATATGCCAATAATGACTATGCTATTAACTTTTCGTTCCCCTGTGACTTTGATTATCTAACAGATATTCTAAACGGTGTCGATGATAAAGGTAAAGACCAGAACAGTGGTGCCTTTATGGATATGGTGCACAAAATCTTTACACAACGTGGTGGCACACAAGATTGTGACTGCGGTATCGGTCAGTATAATTACAAGCAAGGCTTCTCTAATGAGTCAACAGCGGAAGACAGAAACAGTTGTAACTTAGATACTGAAAGCCATCTATTAAAGCGTCAGGCTAGAATGAGTCTATTAGATAAAGACAAGATGGCTCTAAGAATTACTGTTCCCTGCAATCTAGACTTACACGCTGGCAAGATGATAGAACTAAAATGGATCAATTCTAAATCAACAAGTGGTGAACTTGTATATGGTAGCGGTAAATATCTTATTGCTGCTCTTGTTCACGATATTAAACTCGGCGGCTTCTCTGTTACTAATATGGAATGCGTTGCTCAAACTGCTGGTGGAGGTGAAGTATAATGGGCATTAGTAATAATCCTCTAGGCTTAATCGAATTAGGTGTCATCGCTTCTGGTGGTGATCCACAAGGAGATGGTGATCATCCCAAAGATCATTCAGGTAATCAAAAAGTTATTCTACCTTCTACAATGGACCCAGAAGGTGTTAAACAAGAACATCTAGCGTTCTCACCATTAATGCACTCACCAACTGCATTAGGTCAGCAATCGTTTCAAGGTGTAATGGATCCTGGTGCGCTTGTATATTTTCTCAAGTATCCTGGACAGAGTGGTGGTGTTATTCTTGGTCAGGCTAATGATATTGTTAATTATGACAAGGGCAGCCAAGGTGGTGGTAAGAATCTATTAGGTGCTCAATACTTTCAAGAACTATTTGATCGTGAGACTGGTGTTAATATTCCACCAGATATCGAGGAGACCGTTGAAAAGGGTGCCAAGGTCAAAAAGATTAAAGAAAAAGGTAAGAAGCATAAGCACTCACTACTAAAGGGAACTCCTTCTCACGGCTCTATGTTCGAAACAACTGGTTATAAATTACCCGAAGTCACTAACGTTCCTACTGCTAAACAACAATTCTCTAATCTCCTAACAGGGGATATGATGAATAACTTGCCAGGGTCTGTCATGTCTCTTGGTGGTATGTTTCAAGGTCTCATGGGTAACATGGGTGGAGGTGGTGCAGCAGGTGGTGCCCAGGGTCAACAAGGGTTACAGACTAGCCTCTCTTATAACAGAATGGATCAAATCCAAGAAAACCTATCCCCACAAATGCAAGATGCCTTGACTAGTATTGCTACAATGTCACAGGGGCTTGATGCAAATTCAACACATTCTGCATTTACCACAATGTTCCGTGTTCATGATGAAACATATCTAGATAATGCTGCGGAACTACTCAGTCAGGTTACCTGTCTAGCAGATTTGATGGAAGTTCTTAATCGTTTGCAGCATGATGAAACATTGTTTGGCTTAGATAAATTAGCCAATACAGTTATTACATCAAATACTGTCTGGGGTAATGCTAATACTATTATTACTGCAACTGGTGATATTCAGACTGAATATTCTAATACAACACCACAGCAGAATATGAGTAACAATCTTAGCAATCCATCTTCTAATCCTGGCTCTGGCAGCGGACAGAATATGTTTGGTGATAAGATATCTAATCTAATGGATATGATGAAGCGTCTACCACCAAATGCTGAAGGACAAATGAAACAGTTGATGGAAGGCATGAATAAAGATGTTGATTTAAAGAGTATAGTTATGCAAACAATTCAAGGTGGCAATCCACTTTCTAAGTTTATGTCGTAAGAGGATATAATGGCAGAACACGATAACCCTAAAAAAGAAACACCACAAAAGTGGTCATCAGCGAAAGATCCTCGTACCAAGAAAAACGCTGGTAAGTACCCCAATCAATTAATCACCAAGACACGCTCTGGTAATATACCTATGATGGTCGATGATACTCCTGGTTCAGAGAGTATGACTATTCAACATAGAAGCGGATCAGCATTTCAATTTCTACCAGATGGTTCTGTTCAAGTAACTGCACATCATGGTAAATATGATATTATCTTTGGTGAAAATAGAATGACTGTCACTGGTGCACATGATCTTACAGTTAAAGGTCATGGGTCAATGATGGTGTATGGTGATTATAATAAGACTGTTCATGGTGATGTTAATATGACAGTCACCGGTGCTTACAATGTTACCGCAGATAGTCATAATGCAGTTATTCGCAACAATATGGACGTTGCTATTGGTGGTAACAGAACAACCAAGGTTGCTGGTAGCGAATCAAGACAGGTTGCTAAGTCATATGCTATGGCTGCTGGAGAAGATGCCACTATTGCTTCTTCTAAAGGTTCGCTTAATCTTGGCTCAGAGAAACAACTATCTCTATTCACCAATTCACAATTAGCACAAAGCGCAAAGACTGTTAAGATGGAAGCAAGAGCAGGATCAGTTGATGTAACGTCTAGTCAAGGCACTCTAATTAAATCAGCAAGTCTAGATATCAATTCATCTGGTGCAGTTAAGATTAGCGGAACAGATAGTCATATGAATTTCAGCGGACAAAAGAAAATACAAGCAGCAGAGATTCGTATGCAAGAAGGAGCCCAGACGGCTAGCAATGCTGCAAAGCCTGGTGCACCAACGACAACACCTTCTGCCAATCCACAAGTGGCTTCGTCAGATGCAGCGTCTATCGGTAAACTGGCATAAATAAAGGAATACTAAAAGGACTACTATGGCAAAGTCATTTATCAATCGTCAGCCCGACTATACAGATTTAGATTTAGACTTCCTGCGTCACCCTACTACGAGTGATGTGGTTGTTAAATCTGGTGATGATGCTATTAAAAGATCAATCAGAAACTTGATCTTCACTAACTATTATGATCGTCCATTCAGATCATATATCGGATCAAATATTCGTAACACACTATTTAATAACGCTGATCAGTTTACGGCTAATCAACTACAGACTGCTGTGACAGACGTTATAAATAACTTTGAACCAAGAGTATCTGTTTTAAATGTTGAAGTTGATCTTGATGTAGACAGAAATGGTTTCAATGTTAATCTGATGTATGTCATTAAGAACCGTGAGCAGCCAGTCCTAACAACAATATTCCTAGAAAGGGTTCGTTAATAATATGGCAACTTCTAATACCACACTCCAAGTTGCAGACCTAGACTTCTTTAAGATTAAAGAAAATCTAAAAAACTTTCTTCGTAGTCAGTCCACATTCACTGACTACGATTTTGACGGTTCTGGTATGTCTGTTCTATTGGACGTTCTTGCATACAATACATATTATAACTCTTTCTATCTTAACATGGCTGCTAATGAATCGTTCCTAGATACTGCACAGGTTCGTAACAATATCCTTTCACATGCTAAACTAATCAATTATGTTCCTAGTTCAGCACACGGTTCATTATCTAAGGTTAACATTGTCGTAACACCATCTACCACAGAAGATCGTGATACAAACGTTATCACACTAGACAAATACACAAGACTAGTTGGACAAGATAAGAACGGTGTTAATTTCCCATTCGTAACTATTAATTCAAATACCGCACACAAGTCGGCTGGCTCATTTAACTTTGCCAATGTATTCATTAAACAGGGGCAGGTTGTTACACAACAATTCTTAGTTGACTCGATTAATACATCAAGACGCTTTCAGATTCCATCCGCTAATGTTGATACTGATAGTCTTGTTGTTACTGTTCAAGAATCGTCATCTAATACAACCACAATCGAATATAAGGTTGCTGCTGATCTAACAGAAATTTCTGGTGATTCAAAAGTATTCTTTGTTGAAGAAGATGATCAACTCAAGTATACCATCTACTTCGGTGATGGTGTTCTAGGTCATAGACCAAAAGACGGTAATATTGTTATTGCAACTTACCTCGACACAGTTGGTGCAGTCTCAAACAACATTTCAAAGTTTAAGTTTACTGATCCTATTGGCGGTCCTAATTATAGAGACAGTGTTCTTGTTACCACTGTAGAAACATCATATGGTGGTGTTGACAAGGAAGACATCGATAAGATTCGTTTCCGTGCGCCATATTACTACACAGCACAGAACAGAGCCGTAACTGTTAACGACTATGAATCACTAATCACCAAAGACTACGATAATATCGATTCAGTCTCTATTTGGGGTGGTGAAGATAATGATCCTGTTGTTTATGGCAAAGTCTATCTATCACTAAAGACACGTGGCTTCTATGCTCTTTCTAATCTTGAGAAAGAACGCATCAAGAATACACTAATTGAGAATAGAAACGTTCTAACTATCATCCCTGAAATCGTAGATCCTGATTATGTGTTCTTAATGATTCAGGGTAAGGTTACATATAATCCATCTCTAACAACTAAGACCGGAGAAGAACTCCAGGCAATCGTTAGACAGGCCATTATTAACTATAGCAACAACGAACTAAACACATTCAAAGCAAAGTATAAAAAGTCAAGACTACAATACTACATTGAGAACTGTGAAAAGTCTATCACAGCCTCAGATATTGTTGTGTATATGCAGAAGCGTGTTCAGTTGACAACTTTGCAGTCTAAGAACTATTATATCAATTATAATACAAAACTTATGAAGGGTGCTTATCTTGAAAAACTATACACCTATCCATATATCACAGTTCTAGACAATGCTATGGTCTATAGAAACGTATTCATCGAAGAAGTTCCTGATTCATTCACCGGTATTGATTCAATCAAGATTATTAATCCTGGTATGAATTTCGACTCAGCACCAACTGTAACCATTATTGGTGATGGTTCTGGTGCCTCAGCAGTTGCATCTATCGCTGGTAATAAGATTTACAGCATTACGGTGACAAGTAAAGGAACTAACTATACCAGAGCAACAGTTCAAATCACCGATGGTGGTGGGTCTGAAGCATCTGCTGAAGCAATTCTAGAAGCACGTAACGGTGTTCTAAGAACATTCTACTATAAGTCTAACGGTGAGAAAGTTATCGTTAACGAAAATGTAGGAACAATTGACTACACAACCGGTAAAGTTGTAATCACTTCTCTATTACCACAAGCAATTGGCATCAATGACTTCTATGACAACGACATTATGACGGTCAATGTTATCCCTGCAAGTGACATTATTAATCCATCAAGAAATAGAATCATTGCTATTGATGAAAACAATTATCAAAGCATCCAACTAGAAGTAATTCCTGAATAATGTCTGTATCAAACAACAAAACATCACATCTAGTTTCATCACAGGTTCCACAGTTCGTCAAAGACGATCATACGACATTCGTTGCCTTTCTAGAGGACTATTATAAGTTCCTAGAGCAAAACAATCAGACATTAAACGTAACGAAGAACTTTACTAAGTTCAAAGATATTGACAATGCAGAAGATCAGTTCATTGAGAAGTTATATGATAATTTCATTTCATTACTTCCTGCTGGCATTCAAGCAGACAGAACACTAATCACTAAGCATGTTAAAGACTTCTATCGTGCTAGAGGTTCAGAAAAGTCTGTTCGCTTTCTATTGAGAATCCTACTAAACAAGGAAATCAGTTTCTATTATCCAAAGCGTGACATTCTAAAAGCCTCAGATGGTAAATGGTTCATTCAGAAATCAGTTAAGTTGGGTAATGTTCAGGTTAACAATGTATCGAGTTCAACTGCACATTCTAACTTTGTTAACAAGAAAATTCAAGGACAATCATCAGATGCAACTGCTATCGTAGAAGCAGTAGATGTATATTACGATAAAGGACAGTTGGTCAAAGAACTCAAACTATCTAATGAGTATAAGTCATTTATTGACGGTGAAACGATATACTGCTTTTATGAAGAAGAAGCGGTAACTTACTTTCTATCAGGAACTCTATTTTCTGGTGTTGTTTCTTCCATCTCTCTAGCAGGACGCGGATCAGGCTATACTGAAGGTTCATCTGTTCCTGTTGAGGGTGGTGGAGGAACTGGTGCACAAGTAATCATTTCATCTGTCACTAAAGGCTCTCTATCATCTATTGGTGTTGCATATGGTGGTGCAGGATTCAAAGTCGGCAACCCCGTTCTAATCACAGGCGGTGGTGGTGTTGACGCTACAGCAAACGTATTCACCGTTGATGAAAGTGAAACATATCATCCTAATTCATATTCAGTTATGAAATCATTGATCAGTCTTGAATCTGGTACAGCAATCAATAATGTTCGCTACTCAAATCTAAACAGCAGTATTGTCAACCCATATTCTCAATGGGTACAAAATTCAATGTCATATTGGACTTACTCTAACTGTGGTCCTGTAACACTTAGTCACGTTATCAATACTGGTGATCATTATATTTCAAATCCATCACTAGACGTTCGATCTAATACTGCTATTCGTTCTCTAGGTATTCTTGGTAGAATGGAAATATATGACGGTGGCATCGATTATTCTGTTGGTGATGAATTGGTATTCACCAATCCTATTGGTTGTTATGGTGTCGGTGCTGCTGCTAATGTAACCGCAGTTAATGCCACAGGTTCTATTACATCTGTATATTGGAAACAAATGCAGGGTCACACTATCGGTGGTTCAGGATACGATCAAGCAAACTTCCCTAATATCACAGTAAGTTCAGGATCAGGTTCTGGTGCTAATATCAAAGTCACATCTATTATCGGTGATGGTGAAACACTTGTAGCATCGGCAGTAACCTATGGTCAGATTCTAGAATTAAAACTAATCTCTGGTGGTACTGGTTATACATCAACACCAACTATCAATCTAGCCAATATGGCTGCTGGTTCTGGTGGCATTGCAACCGCATCAATCGTTACTGGTGCATATAGTTATCCTGGTCGCTTCTTGAACGACGACGGTTTCTTGAGTGCATATAACTTCCTACAAGACAGAGACTATTATCAGAACTTCTCTTATGTTATCCGTGTTGATGAACCAATTAACAAGTATAGAAAATCAATCAAGGATCTAACACATCCTGCTGGTATGAAACTGTTTGGTCATTATCTATTGACAGATACAAATAATGTCACTACAGTATTCTCTGCCGAGGCCGCTGTTCCTAATACTAAGTTGCTACTATCAACATATTTGGTTGCAACTAATGATATCACAATGTCGGGAACATATAATGTATCGACTAAGGGTGCCACATATGCACCTAGAATAGTACCGGCATCTTATAATGTGCAAGTATCAACCACTGGTACCTTTAATTCATATGATTCAAATCTAGTTCTTAAATCGAACAGTCATGGCTATGTAAAAGGTGATAATGTATATCTAAAGTTCCACACATCGATGTATTCAAACGTTGTCAATGGTAGTTATACTGTTAGTGGTGCTAATCTAGATTATATTATCGTTCCTATTGCAAACGGCAATTCAGCACTATATTCAACCAGCCAGATCACATCTAACCTAACACTGTCAACCGGTGCAGGTGCTACAAATTCTTGGGCAATACTATCACAATGGACACAGAACTCCAACGTTGCTATTGCTGTTGGTGACACTGTATATGTCGATTCATCTAATGCACAGATAATGTATGTGGGAAATAACACCGATGCTATCGTTCTATATCCCGCTCTAACTGGTTCACTATCTGGTAAGAAGTTAAACATTGTCAAGAAGGCATATCCAGCAAACGGTAATGTAACAATAAACAATCCCAGTGTTACAATCTTTGCCAATTCAACTGGACTAATTCCTAGTGATAATGTATACCTAAAGTTTAACTCCAGCGACACTACACTTATTAATACTCGCTATACAGTAACATCAGCAAACGCTACACAATTTACAGTTGAACATAAAAACATTGCATCAGCATCTTCTCTATCCGGTAATGCTAATGTTTATTTCAATCAGATTGTAGTCACCGATACATCACATGAATTGTCTAATGGTGATCCTATATTCATCTATGCATATAGCGGCGACACAGGAAACGTCACCAACACACTATACACAGTTAGCGATGTCACAGTTAATACATTCAATATCACTACGAGATATCCAGTATCTTCTAGTGGTAGTCTAAACTATAAGACATCAGATGTTACCCTAAACATTACAGATCATGATTTTAATTCTAATGATTCTGTTTATATGTGGTTCATTACTGGTGACACAGCAAACGTATCAAATGGATATTATACAGTCAACGTAACAAGTTCATCATCGATGACATTGAATACACCAAATGTTCTATCTGCAAATGGTCTAGTTACTGTCTATAGAGGTTATGTCAATGTTGGTATTTCTAGATCATCACATGGATTCAGCGTAGGCAATACAGTTAATATGCTATTTGATTCAGGAAATCTTGAGAGCATTGCTAATGGTGTTTATACTGTCAATAAGATAACTGATAGTTCGACCTACAATGTCAAGCACACTGGTGTAGTCGTAAGTAGCAATCTATCTAATCTGCTACCGAACAACTCAGGTGACGTTTATGTGTCATTGCATAAATAGTAAAAGAATAGAGAGGAAACGACTTGTCATCCGTATTTTCAAAATATCTTCAAGTATTCAACGCTAAACAGTTTAAAGAATCTGTTTCAGAACCCACAGCATCAAACGTCTATTTGACTTTTGGTAAGTCAACCGCATGGGCAAATGAAGCATCTCCTGTTCAGGCAGACACTAGTGTTGACTCATATTATAGTGTGTGGGATAACATGATTGCTGCTAAGAAGATTAGCGGTAATGACATTAGACATGTTGTACCTAGATTTGATTGGTCATCAGGAACAGTATATGCTGCTTATGATGACTCGCTCGATTCAAAAACTCTCAAGTCAGACACTAATGAATTTTTTGTTGTCACTGATGATTGGAATGTTTATAAGTGTATCGCTAATAACTATGGTGCACAATCAACATCAAAGCCTATTTCAATTCTAACAACCACAGACTTTCAAACAGAAGATGGTTATATCTGGAAGTATATGTATACCGTATCTAACGAAGAAATTCTACGTTTCGTTACCGATGATTATATTCCGGTTAAGACACTAACAGTGAACGACGGCTCTCTACAGTGGAGCGTTCAGAATAATGCTGTTAGAGGTGGCATTCATAGCATCGTTTTAACCGATCACGGTTCTTCATACACAAGCAACGATATCACAATAATAATCTCTGGTGACGGTTCTGATGCTGCTGCTATAGCAGTTCGCAACACAACATCAAATATCGTTGAATCAATCGTCATGACTGACGTTGGTATCAATTATACATACGCAAATGTTACTGTTTCATCTGCTACTGGCTCTGGTGCGGTTGCTAGAGCAATCATTAGTCCTAGAGGTGGACATGGTTCTGATCCGCTAACCGAACTTGGTGGTTCTAATCTATTGATCAATACTAGAGTTAAGTCATCTGAAGGTGGTAAGATTGTCACCACTAATGACTATAGACAAGTGACATTGCTTGAAGATCCATTGATCTATGATGGTACAGAAACAATGTCTAATACTGCGGTCAGTCAGTTAACAAAGATTACATTGAATGGATCATCTGTCGATTATATCGAGGATGAAGTTGTATATCAGGGACTATCACTAGCAGCATCGACCTTTTCAGGAAATGTTGTTGAATGGGACTCTGCAAATAATATTCTAAAACTGTCAAATATAAGAGGTACACCATCATCTGAATTGGTTAATGGTGTAACAAGTACCGCTTCACGTTTCTTGAGTTCGGTCGAAACATCTGAAATGAAACGTTATACCGGAAACTTACTATATATAAACAATATATCACCAATCCAGAGGTCCTCCGATCAAGTCGAGGACTTCAAAATAATTCTGAAATTCTAAAAGGACGATTTAAATGGCTGATTACGGCACCGATGTATATGCTAACAATGAGTTTTACTACTCAAACGTAAGCCCTATCACTACTAACTTCAATGTAAATCCTTATTATGATGATTTTGACGACGGTAAAAACTATCACAGAATCCTATTCAAGCCTGGCTTCTCAGTTCAATCAAGAGAACTAACACAGATTCAGTCTATGCTTCAGGACCAGATTCAGAAGTTTGGTCAACATATGTTTAAAGAAGGAAGCATGGTTCTTGGTGGTAAATATAATATTGATTTCGGTGCAAATTATATTAAAGTCGGTGATAAAGATACAAACGGTAATGACGTTGATATTAGCCTATTTCAGAATCAAGTAGTAACAGGTCAGGTAACTGGCATTCAAGCAACCGTCAATCTCGTCCTAGACGGTGCTGAAGGTACAGACAAGCCAAAGACACTATATGTTACCTATAGTTCAGGTAATGCTAACACCGGTGAAGTTGTTTTCGCTGCTAACGAACCACTAATTGCAAACGTCGGCACTCTAGTTGTTGGTAATACAGCGCCAACCGGTCTAGGAACAATCTTCACAATCAATGAAGGTGTTCGTTTCTGTAAGCAACATTTCATTCACCATACAAAGCAGACAGTCGCTATTGATAGATACGGAACTAATCCAACGTGTAAGGTTGGATTCGTATTGACAGAACAGATTGTTGATGCATCACAGGACGCAACACTACTTGATCCTGCACTAGAATCATCTAATTATGCAGCACCAGGTGCTGATCGCTTTAAGATTATCCCAACACTAACTAGACTTGAAATTGATGATCCTGCTGCACCACCAAATTACGTTAATCTATTCATTATTAGAAATAGCAACGTATCTGAGGTTGCAGAACGTCCTACATATAATATTGTCAATGATGAATTAGCAAGACGCACCAGTGATGAATCTGGTGACTATTACGTTTCTGGTTTTAACGTTGTTGTTAAAGAACATCTTAATAATGGAACAAATGACGGTTACCTAAAACTAGATCAGGGTGGTGATTCTAACCTACTTGCTTACCAGATCGAAAAGGGTAAAGCATATGTTAAGGGTTACGAGATTAACACCAATGGTTCAACTCATGTCATTGCAGAAAAAGCGACAACATATGCTAATATCAATGGACAGATTGTAAGTTCTAAACTAGGTAATTATGTTACAGTTAAAGAAGCAGTTGGTGCATGGAATCTAAATCTAGGCACACCAATCGATCTTTATAACACAGCACAAGCCAGAGTTTCTAGCGGTGTTGGTTCAGTCGGTGGTCCTACTGGTACCAAAATCGGTACTGCTAAAGTAAAATCACTTTCAAGAGGAACTAGTGGTTCACTTGGTACAGCAAATGGTGAAATCAGAGTTCATCTAATGGACGTTAACATGCTAGGAACAAATGCGTTCTCTAGTGTTAGAAGCGTATTCAAAAAGAATGTTTCAACGGCAAACGTCGTTGCTGACGTTGTGCTATCTTCTGGTAGTGCAGTTATCAAAGAATCAACTGTACCTCTATTGTATCATGTCGGCTCAACCGACATTAAGAACATTAGATCGTATGACGGAACTGTTGATACATCATTCTCATTCAAGAGAACAAAGGATGTTACCATCACCTCAGGTGGTACCTTTGCTGTTTCAGAAACAGTTGATACAGAGTTCTTCCCATACGGATCTACTACACTATCAAGTGCAGACAAGCAAGACATTTTCTTGACGATCAATGAATCATTTGATATCGCAATCCTAGGTACAACTGTATCTGGTGGTGGCACCAAGACTCTAACAGGTACATCAACACAATTCACACGTTTGAACGTTGGTGATAAACTACGCTTCTCTGGAACACCAGGTAGTGTTTATGTCATCAATAATATTACTAGTGATACTGTTCTAACTGTTACTCAGAATCTTCCGACACTAGCAAGTGACACTATGGTTAAGGTTTATACCGCTGGTGACATGATTGATCTATCAGGTGTTGGATATGCCACTGGTGCGGAAAGAGAAGTTGTGGCCACATCAAGTTCATTAACATTTGATCTTAAAGAATCACTAGTTTCATCCAGAAGTGGTACTGTATCATATACAGTTTCTAGATCAAGTGCCAGAGAAGTTGCTAAACACCTAAAGTTAAGCAGATATATCAAGATTAATTGTGGTACTCATCCTAATGGCTTGACCGGTCCTTATGACATAGGTTTCTCTGATGTATTCAAAGTCAAAAACATTTGGTCTAAAGCATCTGACTTCTCCACATCATCCTCTGAAGGAACTAATGTAACAAGTGACTTCGAAATCGATGATGGTCAGAGAAATGATTTCTATGGTCATGGCTATGTTACACCTAAGGCTGCTCTAGCATCAGGAACTTATCTACTAGTTGAGTTGGATTATTTCCAACCAGACTATACACTAGGTGTTGGTTATTTCTCCGTTGACTCTTATCCAATTAACGATGTTAACACACTAGCAGACCAGATTACAACTGCCCAGATTCCACTTTATAATTATAGTGGTTATGGCATTGGTTTCGATCTCAGAAACTATCTAGACTTTAGACCAGTATATGTAAATACTGCTGCTGATGCAACAACCGTTGCTGGTGCAACAACAAATCCAACAGCAGCACCAACAACTTTCCAGTCTGACTCAAATGGTCTTAGAATCCCAGCAGAATCTCAACCAGTGATGTTTGATTATCAGAAATATCTAGGAAGAATTGATATTGTTGCTGTTGACGTTCGTGGACAATTCAGAGTAATCAAGGGTGCTCCATCAACCAAGCCAGTAACTCCTGTTTGCCCAGAAGAATTGATGTCATGTGCTAGAGTATATGTATCTCCATATCCATCAATATCACCAAACTATGCAAGTATTCTTCGCAGACCAGACTTGGCATGTTATTCTAGAAGAACATCATATGTAAGATACACCATGAGAGATATTGGTGTTATCAAGCAGCGTGTTGATAATTTAGAAAACTATGTCAGTCTATCTCTACTAGAGAAGGCTGCTGCTGATCTTAAAATTCTTGACGAAAACGGAAACGATAGATTCAAGAATGGTATCTTCGTTGATACATTCACTAGTTTCGCAACCTCTGATGCAGCAAATCCTGATCATCACATCTGCTACGATCCTAAGGAAGGATCACTCAGACCAATTTGTGACGTTGCACAGATCGGTTACGATGTTTATTCTAACACCAATTCTGTTCAAGTTGGTAATCTAGTTCTTCTACCACACACAGAAGAAACGATTGCAGAACAACCTTATGCAACCACATTCAGAAACGTTGAAACAACTGTCTATAAGTTCTTGGGTAAACTGTTCCTAAGTCCAGATGCAGACTATTGGGTCAATACAGAACGTCTAAATGCACAGAAAGTTTATTTCGGTCCTACAGACGAAGATATTACACCATATAGCGTTGTATATGGTGCATACGAATCAAACGTTACCGGTGTCACCAAATCAGAACCGGTATTGGTTTCTTCTACAAAAGTAGACAACGGTTGGGTTCTAGTTGGTAATAATACTACAGTCATTTCACCAGCATATTCTACCTCGTCAATTGAACCAGACTTCTTTGTTGGTTGGAGACTTGTTGAAAGAAATTATGCTGCTGTTACTAAAACTGATACAACATACAATAATTATGTTACAACAAATGACACATACAACTATCAGACCTATACAACTACTCAGTTGTCTAGATCGATGCAGGAAACTTTCCAAAGTATTCAGACAGAAACACATAGTCTAGGTGATAAGGTTGTAAATGTTGCTCCTATTGCAGACATTAGACCACAGACAATTACCCTTCATGCTAAGGGACTTAAAGCATCAACAAAGCATTTTGTTTACTTTGATGGTGTATTGATGAATGATTATATCACACCTGCTGCTCCTGCTCTTGGTATTCTTGGAGTACCATCATCACTTGAATCATCAATTGGTGCCATCACAATGAACAAACTTTTATGGAAAGATGGAACAGAAGGTGACAAACTCTATTCTGATGAAGATGGTAACCTATATGCTATTCTAAGACTACCTGCTGATGGTAGCAAAACCTTCAGAACAGGAACGAAGGAAGTAGTTGTAACAGATAGTCCTACAAATGACAAAGACGCTACATCTGCCGCAATGACACATTTCTACTCACAGGGCACAACACAGTATAAACAAGATACTGTGATGTCAACCGGTACTATCGTTACCGAAGTTAAGAATGGTATCGATTATGGTCCATCATCAACAACAGCAGTATTAAACTATGCCAATACATCAAACACACAACTAGCAAATGTTAAAGTTGTAACAAAAAACTCTGGTGGTGGTGTTTCAGTCAACTATCCACTAGCATGGATGGGTTCATGTATGGCATACTCCTTCAAACTAGTATCTCTATACGGTGATGAAGGTATGTTCCTATCAAGCGTTGATGTTTATTTTGCTGGCAAAGATCCTGTTAAGGGTGTCTGGTTCGAAATTCGTGCCATGAACAATGCTGGTAATATCACAACTGTTCAAGTACCATATTCAGAAGTATTCATGACTACTTCTGAAGTCAATGTATCTGATGACGGTTCAGTTGCAACAAACGTTAAGTTTAAAGTTCCTGTATTCTTGATGAATAATACCGAATATGCTTTCGTTATTCATACACAGGGCATTAATCCAAACTATTACATGTATGTTTCAGTTCTTGGTGATAATGATATCATCACTAAGAAGCCTGTAAATGAGAGACCACTAACTGGTACACTATTCACAACCAATAACAATACAGATTGGGATGCTGTTCCTAGAGTTGACTTAAAGGTTAAGTTCAATCGTGCAGTATTCGATACAAACGTTATCGGTGAAGTTGTTCTTGGTAACCAAACAAGAGAGTTTATTGAACTACCAGATCCTGGAAGAAGTTCTGCTAACACATCTTGGTTCGGTGAAATGATCAACGGTAATGATACACTAGGTCTTTCATCACCATCCAGAGTTATCATTGTTGGTGATAGAGTTATTGGTCAGACCTCTGGTGTTAATACTAGCGTAGTATCTATCAGTGGTGGTAACTATAAAGTATCCGGTACTGGTTATACTGCTGGTGAAACAGTAAGTTTTGCTAATGCTAACGGTACTGTATATGGAACAGTTACATCAACAGTTCTACTAAAGACAACACCAACTGGTGAGATTTATAGTTCTAAGTCAAAACTAAATGTTTCGAACACAACTTCACTAGTTCTAAAAGATTCAAATGGATTGTTTACCGCTAATGATATTCTAACAGGAATACTTTCATCAAACACATCCTCAGTCGGAACTATTTCTAAGTATGTGTATGCAACAACTCGTTTTGAACCAAGATATATTGACTTCAATAGAACATATCTAGACTTTGCTATGTCAACTAGAAGCAATACTGGTATCGCTTCGGACTACATTGCTGTCCCACCAAGCACCAATATTGATTATGATAATGAGATGGCAATCTATTCAAGATCAACCGAGATAGGCTCCTATGGTAGTGTACCTTCAAACAGAGTCAAGGTATCACTATCAACAACATCTGACTATCTATCACCAGTTCTTGATGTTGGCAAGACATATTCTATCTATCACAGAAACTTGATCAATGCCAATACAGCCGGTGAAACTAATGCATCTGGTGGTGGTTTGAAGAATAAGTATATCTCTCAAGTTGTAACACTTGCTGACGGACAAGATGCAGAGGATCTAAGAATCATTCTCTCTGCTTATCGTCCACCATCATCAAACTCTGATTTCATTGTTTATGTCCGTGTTTCAAATGCAGAAGATTTTGAACCAATCTGGCAGAGACAATGGATTGAAGTACCATTAAACTCATCAGTCTATTCTTCACTATCAAACAGAAAAGATTGGAGAGAATATAACTTCAAACTACCAAGTAGTATGTATTCTGGTACAAATGATCTTGGAGATCCTATTGTTGGATACACTAACTCAGTCGGTACAACATTCTCTGGATTCAAACAGTTCCAGATTAAGATTGGACTAAAGTCTGATAGTAGTGCAATCTTCCCAAGAATTGCTGATCTAAGAGCAATCGCTCTACAACTATAAGGGGTGTTAAATTGGACTTGATAGAATGTTTTTATCCTGATAGAGAGCCTGATAAAAAAGTGATGATCGACACACCAACAGAGGTTTCGGGGTTCTACAAAACCCCGGAAGGCTCTATCATCAATAAGGATATTGACTCTCTTAAAGCATATAAGAAAAAACGGATGAAATCAATCGAACTAAATAATATGAAAGAAGATATATCACAACTGAAGAATGACATGGCTGAAATCAAAGAATTGCTCAAAGGACTGGTAAAGTAAAATGGCATTAGCAAACATAGCACTAACAGACACATTTGATACATGGCGTGTCAGAACAAATCAGATTATTGTTGCGTTGGATCAGGCAAATACTTTAACATATAACAGTGTTGCTAATTCTTCTGGTGGATTTACAAAAGCAAACGCCGCTAATCTACTAGCATACAATACATCTATTGGTGCTAATACTTGGGCTAATACTGTTGGCACAGCAGGCAATAACTATGCAGTAATAACTTCTACTCGTGCATCTAATAACTGGGCTAATACTGTTGGCACATCCGCTAATGCTTTGTCTGTTCGTATAGGAACATCAGCCAATACTTACGCTGAATATGTCGGTGACTCTGCAAATTCATACACATCTCAGCAGATTGGCACACTTTCTGGCAGCACCGCTGCCAACTCATATGCAAATACAATCGGTGTTAGAGCAAACACATGGGCAAATACCATTGGTACTTATGCAAATTCTTATTCTGATGTAATAGTGGGGTATGCTAACACTTATGCCAATACTATTGGTACCAGAGCAAACACATGGGCAAACTCAACAGCATCAAATGCCAATAACTATGCCAACTATGTCGGTGTTTCTTCTAATGCATATTCTCTGAGAATAAACACACCCGCTTTCGCTAAAGCAAATAGTGCCCTTGCTAATACTGATGGTGTCATATTTAATGGAAGTCTTAGATTTGATTCTGGAGTTAATTCACTTCAACTCGAAGCAGACCGTATTGTTGGTGGTTATAACTATAACGGTGTTGCTCAAGTTTCAATTAACTATAATGGATATAATGGGGGTACAACTCAATTCAGAAACGTTACTGTCTACAATGGTAAAAATGCAGCGGTCGCTCTATTTCAGGGAAGCGATAAAGGACTATATGTGTATGGTGACGTTACCGGATATTACAGTTCTGATATTAGTCTTAAACATAATGTTACAGTAATTCCTAATGCACTAACAAAAGTTAACTCTATTAGTGGTGTCGAGTTTGATTGGAATGATGACTATCTTACCACTAGAGGTGGTGAAGATGGATACTTTACACGTAAGCACGATGTCGGTGTCATTGCTCAGGAACTAGAAAAAGTATTACCCGAAGCAGTTGCCACAAGAGAAGATGGAATCAAAGCAGTAAAATACGAACGTGTTGTTCCACTTCTAATTGAAGCAATCAAAGAACTCTCTAGAGAGATTGAAGAACTCAAGAAGGGCAACTAATGACCGAATACGTAGAACTATACATCGACCAAGGATCAGACTTTGTTTCAACGGTTGTCTTACAGGACGATGTTACGAATCTATATCAGAACGTTCAAGGATATGTTGTAACGAGTTCTTTGAGAAAGTCACTTCTGTCACAAAATGCATCTGGAAACTTAGTATGCACCGTAACTGATTCTGCCAATGGTGAAATCACGATGTCAATGACTGCTGCAAATACGGCAAATCTCAGATCAGGAACTTATCTATTTGATGTTAGATCAGAGGCAGCAGGTGTATATACAAGATTGATTGAAGGTATTGTTATTGTAACTCCATCCATAACAAAGTAAGAAAAATGGGAAACAAGATAACAGTCATTACAAATCCTGGGAATAGGATTTCTATAAATACTCCTCAGAAGCAGCAAATTAAAACTGTCAATGTTGTTGGTGCTACATCTGTTGGTACAGGTGGTATTACTACATTAAGTCAGTTGACAGATGTTAACGCAACAGACGCAAGTAATAACGAAACATTAGTTTATGATGAGGCAAGTGGAAAATACATTGTTAAAGAATTGCCCATTATAAACGGAGGAACTTTCTGATATGTCTAATACTATCATCCAAATTAAGAGATCCAGTTCGACAGCAGCACCTGCCAACGGATCTCTTGCTACTGCGGAACTTGCGTATTCATATAACTCTGAAAAGTTATTCATCGGTTCAGCAAACAATGCGTATGTTACAGAAATTGGCGGTAAGTATTGGCTTGATCATACTATCAATGCTTTCAATAGAGCAAATAATGGTGGAACCGGTTCTAACGTTGCATTTGCTAGAGCAAACGTAGCATTTGATAGAGCAAACTTAGCATATGATGCCGTTAACGCATCTGCAACATATACTGCATCTATTGTTAATGCATCTAATTCTTATACACAATATGTTGGCACTTCTGGAAACTCATATGCAGACTTAGTGGGTGCTTCAAGCAACTCTCACGCAGAATATGTCGCTGCTTCAGCAAATGCTCACGCTTCTGAAGTATATCTAACAATGGATGGTGGTAATATCACCGGCGACTTAAACATTGGTGGTAGTCTAGTTGTTAGCGGTACAGTAACATATGCTAATACACAGTCACTATTAATTGGTGACAATATCCTAACACTAAATGCCGATCTACCCGGTGATCTGTCACCAACAGAAAATGCTGGTATTGAAGTTAACCGTGGTAACCGTCAAGGTAATGCCACCATCATCTGGGTCGAGGCAGCAAATAAGTGGGGCTTCACAAGTAACAACTCACTAGCATTAAACACATACATTGCATCTAACACAGACTTAGAGATTGTTAGAGATTCAAACTGGTCGAATTGGCAAGTAACCAATACCATTTATGATATGGCAAATGTTGCTAATGCTCTGACAACATCAACGAACACATTCATTGAAGCATATACTATTGCTGGTAATAACTATGCCACATACGTTGGTGTTTCTGGAAATAGTTACACAGACACTATCACATCATCTATCAACAATTGGATAGATGTTGTTACCACAGCAGGTAACAATTATATCTCAACTGTCAACAACGAATTAACGGCCGTCGCTGCTAGTGCAAACATCTATGCAGGTTATGTAGGTTTCTCTGCTAACTCATACATGAATGAAACCAACACTGTGTTGATTCAGACGTTCTCTAATGCAGCAAATATTATTTCTGGAACACTAGGAACAGAAAGACTTTCAGGTGATTATAGTGGTATTACTGGTGTAGGCACATTAACTTCTGGTACATGGAATGCCAATACTATTGATGTCATGTATGGTGGTACTGGTGTAACATCATTCTCCAACAACGGTGTTCTATTCGGCAATTCATCAGGTTCGCTCAGAGTCGCAGTTTCTACACTTGAAGGACAGGTACTACAATCAACATCAGCAGGCACACCAGAATTTGCAATGCTTGACGGAGGTTCATTCTAAATAAGGAATTTGTAATGAGTGATCAAACAACATATATCAATACATTCGTTGAACAGACTGTAGAAACTTTACATTCTTATCTAAACGAGATTCTTCAACTAAGAACTAAGTTGAAGATCGCTAACAATATTATTGCCGAAAAAGATCGGATCATTGACGAGTTTAATCAGAACAAGAAAAACTTTGAGACTGATATAGACGAACTAAATTCTACACGCAACAATGCTAGAAGATGGGAAGAACAATTCAATGCTATGTCGCAAAAGGTATCACATCTAGATACAATCACGGCACAGTTCAATGATATGAAAAAAGAATACATTCGCAAAGAAACTGAATGTGATTCCCTAAAAATTGAAATAGCAAAACTAAAAGAAGAAGTCAAATTGAACAAAAAGACTAAAGCGGCATCGGATAAGAAAGACATAAATAACAAAGATAATAAATCTTCCGCTGTAGTTGATTCATCTCCTGTTATGAACGTGGAAGTCACCAAAGAGACTGACGACTTCTAATGGCCAACACAAGAATTGCTCTTAAAAAATCTCCAACACCAGGGTCGATACCAGCGGCTGGTAATCTAGCCAACGGCGAACTTGCTATTAACTATGCTGATGGTATAATATACTATAAGAACGTTATTGGACAGATTGCACAAATCTCTAGTGGTAATTTTTTCGGAACAATCAATTCTAACGGAAGTATAATAACAGCAACACTTCCTGGTGATATCGTTAGCATTGCTGCTGGTCAGAATATCACAATCTCAACCGATGTCATACACAATAGTCTAACTATTGGTGCTGATCTAACACCAGCAAACGGTAGAGCAAACATTGTTGCTGCTGCTGGTAACAGTTATACAAACTATGTTGGTGCGTCAGCAAACGCTTATGCTGATGCACTATCACCCGATCTATCACCAGTTTTCAAAACAGCCAATGCTGCATTTTATGCCGCAAATTCTACCAACGGTTGGGCTAACATTGTAGGATCTGCCGCAAACTCTTATGCATATACCACATATGCTACACAATCAACATTGATAACAGGTCTTTCTTCCGGCAATTCTTGGTCAACTACTATCGGTCTATCGGGTAATAGTTATGCTTTGTCATTGCAGTATCAAGCATATGCACGATCAAACACTATTGCTGTTTCTGCTAATAACTGGTCTAATACAAAACTATCTAACACCGACGGTATCACATTCGGTGGTACACTAAACATTTCAAACTCTCTAAGAGTTAATGATAGTATCCTCGCTGTTAATAGTATCTTCCTAAACACAACTGCGACTGCTGGTGCAAACGGTTCTGTAGTCGCAGGTCAGTTAACATGGAACCCTGATGAGAAAACACTTGATATTGGTACAGGCGAATCAATCCTACAGGTTGGTCAAGAACAATACGTAAGAATCCTAAATCAGTCTGGCGAAACAATCTATAATGCCAATTCTGTTGCTTATTATGGCACAGTAGGCAACTCAGGAAAACTACTTGGTCGTCGTGCTATTGCTAACAACTCATACGACTCTAAGAATATTCTTGGTATTGCAACTGAAGATATTCCAAACGGATCAGAAGGATTTGTTACAACATACGGTAAGATTCGTAAGATCGACACCAGTATGTTTAGTGAAGGTGACATTCTCTATGTAAGTTCATCTGCTCTAGGCGCTCTACAGAACACTAAGCCATCTGCACCTAATAACAAGGTTCAGATTGGTACTGTTATCAGCAAGTCAGCACAAAATGGTCTGATCTTTGCTGCTGTTCAACGTGGTTCATCTCTCTCTGACGACGAATTAGTATCATTCAACGGAGGTGTATCAGAAGGTGATCTGATCCGTTATGTTGCTGCTAACAGTAGATTTGAAAATGTTAACGAAAACACTGTAGGTCCAGCAGTAAACGCTATTGCTGCTTTTGTTAAAGCCAATGCTGCTTACACTGTAGCCAATTCATCTAACGGTTGGTCAAATACTCTTGCTTCATCGGGTAACACATATTCAGGATATGTTGCCAATTCTGCTAACAACTACGCAAACAATACATTCCTACAGTTAACTGGTGGTACTGTTTCTGGTAATATCGTTGCTAACAATATTAGCGTTGGTGCAGATATCAGCGTTGGTAGAAATCTAACTGTTCAAGGTAACCTATTCGTATATGGTTCTGCAACAACAGTTGCAGCACAAAACTTAACCCTTACAGATAATATATTATATCTAAATGAAGCACAGATAGATACTGTCACCAATGCTTCTGGTAATGGTACATATCAAACATATACTGCTAATAATAACATGTTTGTTGGTGGTGTTGTCCGTGTAACCGGAATGAATCCTTCTGGATATAATACATCTGGTTATGTTACTGTTACTGCTGCAAACTCAACATCATTTAGTATTGCCGGCACACAAACAGGTGCTTACGTGTCTGGTGGCACAGCATACTTCAAGGCTGCCATTAATCCTGACTTAGGTTTCTCTGGTGGATATAATGATGGTACATATCATCATGCTGGTTTCTTTAGAGATGCAACCGATGGCACATTTAAAGTCTTTGAGGGATATGTTCCTGAGCCGGATGTTGCTGTCAACATCGATACCACTGATGCTTCATTTGCTTTTGCTAAGTTCCAGGCTGAAAGAGTAACAGCAAACACATTCTATGTCGGAACTCAGAATCTACAAAGCACATTACACTTTGCATATGATGCCGCTAATGCTGCATATACATCTGCTAATGTCGGCTTCGTTGGTGCAAACAACTGGTCAAACTCAGTAGGA